AGAGGTGTCATCCATCTACTCAGGAACTCATGTTTCTGACGGTTTGGTGGGCTGGTGGTTACTCGATTCCGACGATACTAATGATTATTCCGGGAACGGCTACGACGCCACTAACAACGGCTCCACATACTCAACTGACGGCCCTTTAGACTAATTTAACAAATGAATTATCCAGTAAACACGGCAACTTCCGAAGTTATCCACCTCAATTAATTTTACGTGTAATAAAAACAAATGAACTACCCAGTAGATACATCTAAAAAATATACAATATACAATACGGCAACTTCAGAGGTTGTTCGCGAGAGAATAAATTACCCACGGGCAGACGGGGAACAGATTGTTGGGGGAGATCCCGACCTTGTTTTCCTGACCGTGGCGAACACTGCTAAACCTGATCCCTCAGCCGATGACAAGCAGGTGAAGCGCGGAAATTGGGCAGTGGACTTGCAAGCGGAAACCTACACCGAAACGTGGGTGGAGGAAGACAAACCCATTGTTGTCCCTTCTCAAGTAACGCCGCGACAACTCAAACTTGCGATGATACAAGACGGAATTTACGATACGGTTAAATCAATTGTAGACGCGCAACCAACATCGGTGCAGGTAGATTGGTATGACGCTACATTTTTTGAGCGAACAAACGCAACCCTTGAGTCTCTGCGGCAACATCCCAATATTAACAAAACACCTGAAGAGGTAGATGCATTGTTTGTTTTAGCAGAGACTTTGTAATGTTGATCCACATAGATTTTCTCTACTGCCATCAGCGGAGTACAGAACAGTCGTTACAGCAGAGGCTCAGACGACATGGACTGCCTCATCTACGGATATTGGCACGGCTGATAGCCATGTGATTGGCCTCCCCGGAAAAGCTTGAGACAATATCGGCTGTAGTTCCTGTAGCTAACGCCGCACCATAAATAGCTACCCCAACCCCGTTCTCCGGGCCTTGATTGAAGTGTACAGTAGCTGAGACGCCACCGATTGTCGCCGAAGAAAAAGTGACACTAATTTAAGCATCAAAGCATACTTTGAGAACCAAGGCTCCGGGGATAAGTCTAACCCAGAGTGAACCCTGGGATTGCGACTCACCGATTTAGTTTATTCTTGATCCACCTCGCAAACGCTTCCACCCCCGTCCTGTCATTAGCATTTCTGTTAACCGCTGATATGACTATACAAAGCCAACAAACACCGGCTAAAGATTTGGAAAACTCACAAAAAAACATCGGCCCACATATAGCCGATCACCCCTTTATTATTCCCTCTCAAATGGTGTCCGTTTTTGTTCGGCTAAACACTTTCCCCCCAACCCCCCAACTAAAGACCCTCAACTCCCCCATAAGTAAGGTAGCAGAGGTAGGCTGGTGGCAATGTCCGTAGTTGCCGCCAGTCTTCCGCTACCCGAACCCCCTGCCCGATGACTGACCAGGAAAAAGCCGAACGCCGTGAAAAAATCCGGACTAAGTTTAAATCCATTGGTCAGGCTTTAATCAATGTCGGACTGCCTGCCGTGGGAGGTGCGATTTCTGCAGGCAATCCAGCCGCTGCCCAAATTCTCAAGCAGGTAGGCAAAGTGGTCAAGGTGCTCGGGGATGACGCCGAGGATTACGAAGTGTCCGACATGGACCGGATCGAGGCGGTGATCGCCCAGCAGGATCCAGAGGTTATGTTCAAGATTCGCGAGCTCGAAACCGGGATGGTGGACAATTTCTTTGAATCAATAGCCCACCACGAAACCCAGGTCACTGCTCGACATGCTGCAGACATGAGTGGCGACAGCACTTTTGCCCGCAACTTCCGCCCTGGCATGGGAGCGGCCATCGCACTTGCTTACATCGGCATCATGATTGCGCTGACCATCATGTTGTTCATGTCTGTCCAGAAAGATGGACTAACCGGGACATCACTCACTTTTGCCTCATTCCTGGTCGGTAGTGTCGCGACACTGACCGGGGCTGTCTCAAAATTTTACTTCGGTGGTCGGACAGAAGAGAAGATTGCCAACTTTAAGAATTTTTACCAGTCCCTTTCGAAATGAAACCTGTCCTTGCTTTGTCTATCCTGTCCTTCGCTTGTCTGACGGGTTGTCATTCTACAGTTTTCCCCCATACTTCAATATACCACAGATCTGAGTTAAGTCAACAGAAAGTTTGCATAAAATCACCCCGTGGAAGCCAGACAGATCCAGCCACCCGTATGGACAACGAGTGAAGGAGTCGGCGCGTTTCATTACCCTATTTCCATCGAATACTAAAACTATGAAAGTAAAACTACCTACTAACATCTCAATAAAGGACATCGCGACAATTGCGGGCGGCGCCGCCTGTTTTGTCGGACTGATATTCGCGTTCCCGGGTTACCTGTTCCTGCTGATCGGATTGGTGAGCGGAGGACTGGCCATTGCCGAAGGCATCGCGGACGCGGGTGAGCAGGGCGACAGTCGCCAAAACATCCTGGAAAAGCTGAAACGCAAAAACTTCATTATCTTTGCCGTTGCAGTCGCTGCCATGTTTCTTGGAGCTTTCCTGAAAACGGATGTCTGGTTCGTGTCGGGACTCGCCGTGGTTGCCTTCCTCGGCATGATCGGGCGAGGGATCGCCAATTCCGGGCGACAGGGATCAAAAGAAATTTAACTCAACAGAGGGGAGAGACACGGCATGGACAACGTAACTGTAGCAAAAGACGACCTTTGGACAATCAAATGGGCGATCGATAACGATGACGACAGTCTGGCGTTGGATACCGTCCTTCGCGCCCTGGGTGTCCAGACATCCAACAATATTGTCGAACCACACCGGACCAGGCCGAAAGCCGACCGTCTGAAGGTGGCGGTGATTGTCGGACATAACGCTTACGGCAAAGGCGCGTGGGCGGCTGATCCGATCGGGATGCAGGAATACGACTTCAATAACATCGTGGCTGACAACCTGGCGGCATTGTCCGACACGCAGATTGTCTACAAGCGATTTAATCGCCGCTACACAGGAAGCTACCGCAACGAGATTGAAACGGCTTATAGAGAGGCTGCACAGTGGCAACCTAATCTGAGCCTTGAATTGCATTTCAACCGCTCAGGACGCACCCCTGGACGTTACACGGCCATGTACACGGCTTATGGAGCTTACACAAGTCAGCAGGTTGCCGGGATTATGCAGAGACACTTTATCAACGCGCTCCAATTCGATGACGGAGGTGTCCGACAATTGACCAAAAATGAAAACGGTGGTCGCGGCCTGTACACGCAAAGTTTTCCTTCGATCCTGACTGAGCCATTTTTTGGCGGCAACCCTGAGCATGTCCAGAGAGTGGTTCAGATGGGTGGGACTAAAGCGATGGCTCAGATTTACGACGGAGCGGTGAGAGAGGCAATGGCAATTTTAGCATAATGCCAAGATGAATGGACTTCGACACAATACTGAGAATAGCGGGCTGGATAACCGGTGTCGCCGGGGCAGGCATTATTTTGCAGAGATATGTTTTGAGTCCCTTGGCGACGGTCATCAAGTCTTTAAGGAAACATTTCGGAAAGATTGTAGACGGGTTGCCACTGCTGGCCGTGCTATTGGAAAAATGGCCGCAGTTGTCGGGGCCTGGATCATTATTTTACTGGATCGATGAGATAGAGTATCACGCGCATGGCAATTCCGCGTTGATCCTAGCCGTCCTTAACCTCTGGGATACCCCTATTTATGAGTTTTCTCCGGAGGGGGATTGCCGCTTTGCGAATAAAGAGTTGTGCAAAATCTTCGGCTTATCCCCGGATGCGATGCTAGGGCAAGGGTGGCTACGCGGGATTATCCCTGAGGAGCGAGAAATGATTTATGACAAGTGGGAGGCAGCGATCAGAAAATCCATCCCTTATGAATGCAGTTACACCGTAAACAATTCAAAGACAGGGAAATACTACAGGATGACCACTTACGCTATACCATTGATATTTCAAGGTCATACACACGGATATTTAGGGGTTTTCAAAAGTGTTTCTGAAGTCAACCTGGTGCATCCTCGCCGTAACATCCTGGTGACTAAAAAGCTGAATTCAAAGATCCATCTACATCTGGATTGCGGTCATGTTTTTAGCATCCCTGACTCAATCGAGGGCAAAGCATTCCTAAAAAGAAACACAAACATTATCTGCACCCAATGTGACAAAACGTGATTCCGTTCAACAAGTCTTGACATTTCAGATTGCCTCATTAATATATAATTCAGATTATGCCTTAACCGGGGCGCAAAGCATATCCATAACGGAAGTTGGGGGACTTCCCGCTTTGCGCTCCGGGTTTTTATTTCATGCAACGTTTGAACGCCTCATAAAAATCTTTCGCCTCGGCAAAGGTCAAGCCATCGGCAGCTTTTTCAGGGTCGATAAACCCGCGTTTCTTCTCAATTCGATAAAGCCCGGGCCGTTCCTCTTTCTTCATCTGGTTTTGTCGCGCTTCCTTGGCTTTACGATCCCGTTCCTGTTGCGCCAACCATGCTCGTTGTTCTGCCAGGGATCGGACCCGAACGGTTCCTGCATTACGGTCAAAATCTAAAACCTGCCGCTTGTAATCCAACGTCATGTTTTTTAAATCCACCATCATTGAGTCACCGCCCTCTAACGCTACCTCGAACTTGTTAACCAGGTAATGAGTCTGCATATCGATCGGCATTTTCCGCATCAGGGCAGCAGTTTTTCCTGGAGCGGCAACCAGTCGGGGGTGCAGATCACCGCGGCCTACTGCGTCCAACCTATCCCAGGTGTCTTCCAGTTGCGGTGACATCTGCCGAATCTTCAACCGGGATTCCGGAGAAAGCGTCATCCATTGGTTGGCAGCTTTAAGGGCCGAGTCGAAAAGACGTTGCAGGTTGACCAATACCGATTTGACGGTTTCCCGTTCGGTTTCCGGAAACACCATCAGTTGCTCATCCGGAATAATCGCCAATTCAGCATCAATGACGCTTGTACGGGGAGGGGCAGGGGATTGGTTCTTTTTAGCCATAACTGTTATTTCGCAAGTTCAATACCGGAGGTTATCTCACGGAGGTTCTCTCCTTCCTTCTCCTCAAAGCGGCTGAGTCTTTGTTTCTCGAGCAACCTCTGCTTATTCTGCTGATACCAGCGACGTTTGCGCTCCCGAATTGCTTCAAGGTTCTGCTCATAGTAAGTTCGATTATGCTCTGTTTTTGAATTTGGATCACTGTAAGGCATGATTAATAAGAATATTTAGAATATTAAGTATATCAAGTCATGGTTTAGCAGTTTGGTGTTGAAATAACTGTTGAAATCGACTCTCCTCGAAACCAGTAAAAAAGCCTCTAACCCGCTTGGTTAAAGGCTTGTAGAGAATACCAGCGGCGGGAATCGAACCCGCACTCCCGTTTTGGTCACTTCTGCTTAAACCACGGTGAAATAAGGGATTAACCGGGGTTGATTATTCTTAATATTCGCAATATTCCCTATGTTCGTGTTGAAGAAGTGTTGAAGTGATTTCGTGTTGAAAAAAGTGTTGAAGTGAGATGGCAACGATTTATCAGACTGGCAATTCCCCGTACTGGCAAGCCTATATTTGGGTTTGGAAAAATGACAAGCGGGTGAGGGTTTCGCGCACCACTCGGACAAAGGATGAGGAAGCAGCGAGGGAGATCGCAGACGAACTGCAACGGGTGGCAGACCTGGCAGGGGGTGGGCAACTGACCCACGAATTCGCAGCGCAATCAGTACGCAAGATCACCGAGGCGGCTGGACGCTCAATCTATCCCCGGTGGAGTGAGGCAGCTTCCGAATGGCTGGAAATACGCGGCAAGCGTGTAGGTAAGAAGACCAAAGACAATTATCGGGGACATATCAACGATCTGACGCGTTTTCTTGGTCGCGACCCGTACATTATTGAGATCACGCTAGACACTGTTCAGGGACTCTATGATGCGCTTAGAGGGGATGGCATGAAGCCGGGACCATCCCGACAATGCATTTCGACGATATCAGCAGTTTTTAAAAGGCAAATGTCCAAGGGCGTGATCTACACTAATCCTTGCGAAGGGGTGGAGAAAACCGGAGGGCTTTCGGATCGCAAGGTGCCGTTTACTGCTGAAGAAGTGCAGAGTTTGATTGACGCTGTGTATTCCCGCTCCTACTACGGGGACGGTAAGTCGATGGCCAGGGATTGGCATACGATGATTTTAACCGGTTGGTGTACCGGCCAGAGGGAGGGGGATTGTTCCAGGCTGAGTTTCGATCAGACCGAAATGGCAGGCGAGCTCCTGACCGTGACTTTTCTACCCGCGAAAAAGTTACGGTATGGCAGGGAGGTTACGTTACCTGTTCTAAATCCGTTGCGCTCCCATCTTCTGGGTTTACCTCACTACGGGGAAAAAGGCCCATGGTGTCCCGAGTTATGCGGGATGAACACCCGCCAACTTTGCTATCATTTTGACCGGATCATGACCGAGGCAGGAATTGAGATCGAATCGATGAGTGGGGAAGGGGAGCGGAGTAGAACCTTTCGCAACAAAGGTTTCCATTCGTTTCGACATACAATGACTTCAACGCTGAAAAATGCAGGGGTGCCGGCTGAATGGCGGATGATGATGCTGGATCACGATTCAGAGGAGGTCCATGCGGGATATTCGCACTCGGATGTTGAAACAATCGCCAAGTGGGTGGGCGGTGTGAACCTTTCACTCCCAGGGTAAACAGTTAGTTGTGATCTTCAGCGCAGAACCGGCAGACGGGAGGACCTTCATAGATTAGATCCTGTTGGGATAGGTTTTTGATTTCATGGAGCCCTTCGCAGATGGAACACTCGAACTCATCTTCCCATTTAACTAGGCTGAGGCGGTAGCCGTTTACCAGGTTGGATATGAATTGAGCATCCACTGTTTTGAGATTGGTGAGATACCCGTCCACCAGTATCCGTTTTTGCTTGATGCGATCCCCGACGATATCGTCAATTGCCTGGACTGCTTCAACTTTGCTTGGTAGCGGGGCGTGCATAGGTTCAGTATTTTTTCTCATAATTTATTCGATTTCGATCCGGGTATATTCCTCATCCTGTGGTTTCTTCGCCCACTTTTGAGAAATCCAGAATTTAATTAGGTTCTTCACATAAACGGGCGGCTCTCTGTCACCCGACTGCCATGCGTAGACAATGCTCTGACTCACTCCCGGCAACATCGCTACCAAATCTTTCGCATCCCATTGGGCCGTGTACTTCTTCCAGGTCATTTCCACGTTCATGTAGAACTGATAAAGCTCCTTCTACAATGTGCAAGAAAAAACTCTACAATGTGTAAAATAATGCTTGATTGTTAAGGGATGAATATTATTATCATTATGGAAATTCAACCGAGTTCCCTAAACAAAAGAAAACGCGACTTTGGATGGAGTCCTGTAAGTCGCGTTCTCAAACTTAAAAATAGAAAGATTAAGTCTCAATGAGAGTAAACCAAAACAAGTTGGGCGCAAGCGAAAGGTTTGCGCGGAATCTCAAGTACTCACTGGTTATCGCGAGCGTTACGCTTGTGGGAGCGGTCCTGATAGGGGCGTTCCGGCTGAGTTATGACGCGTTACTGGATTTGGCGATCAAGGCAGGCATCCGCGAAAATCTGGCCTGGATCTGGCCCGGGCTGGTGGACGGATCGCTGGTTGTGTTTTCGATCGCGTTTTTTCTCGGCAAGATCTTTGATGAGCCGTTTAAAAAGCAAGCACTCTGCTTGGTGCTGGGCTTTGGCCTGCTCACGGTTTTCTTCAATGCTATGCACTCCAGCGAACTCGCGCCGACACTGGCGAAGATTCCGGCTTGGGTGGTGCCCCTCATGGTCTGGACGTTGCCGCCGATCCTGGTAGCCGTGAACACGGAGATGATATCGAAAATATGCGAGAGCGTATTGGTCAACGTGATCGGTATCCGGGATTACCAGGATGCGCGTAAGCGGGAGCGTGAGGCGTTGCAGCAAGCTAAGCGCATCGAGCGCAACCGGAGGATGACAAAGTCCGAGAAACTCAATCTGATGCGCGAGACGGTGCTTCACGAAGGGGTGCAGGATAAATCCGCGTTAGCGACCCTGCTGGGAGTCGATCGGCGCACGGTTGACCGGTATTGGAAGGAACTCGGGCTGGGGGATAAGTTGGCGTTGGCCAGTTAGTGAGGTAAACAAAGCAAATCCGCGGATATCCAAGACCGGCCCGAATGATCGGGCCGGTTTTTGTGTCTCGCTCACCGCGCAATCTGATACATGGCCCTCCCCTGAAATAGTGGACAGACTATGCTGCCGATTTTAGGTCGGCATTTCGCTTGTTCAAGTGTTTTTGAGCAAATTGGATTGGGGAAATATTCCCCAAAGCAGTGTGGATTCGTTCTTTGTTGTAAAAGGTTTCTATATACTTGAAAACCTGTCGTCTTGCATCGGTTTTGGTTTCGAATACACAACCATCCGGGAATGATTCGCGTTTCAGTATCGAGAAAAATGATTCGCAGGCAGCATTGTCATAACAATATCCCGAAGCACTCATGCTCTGCCTGGCATTGCGGGCATTTAACCATTTGCGCATTTTGTTGCTGCTGTATTGAGATCCTCTGTCGCTGTGAAAAACAGTCTGCCGGGTGATTGGAGTTTGCGTTGCTGCCTTTTCCGCAGCGTCAATCAGCAGCTCGGTTTTCATGTGATCTGCGAGGCTCCAGCCGGTTACTTCCCGGGTGAATAAATCGATGATAACAGCCAGATATAGCCAGCCTTCTTTGGTGGCAATATAGGTAATATCGCTGACCACGATTTCACCGGGACCGCGCGGGACCAGGTCTTTGATGAGATTGGGGGACGGTGAGGCGTTGGAATCAGGAATCGTTGTTTTGGGACGAAAGGCCGCCTTTGCTGAAGCATCTATACCGGCTTCCGCCATGATCCTGGCGACTCGATTTTCTGAACAATCAAATCCATGCTTACGCAACTCTTCGGTCATTCGGGGACTGCCGTAGTTGTTTTTAAACGGTTCGGCTCTGATCATTTGAATCTTTTCCAGAATGGCTTCGTTTTCCTTTTCTCTTTGCGAAGGTTGCCTCGAAAAATGCTTGTAGTAGCCGCTTTTGGATACTTCGAAAATCTCGCACAGTTCGGTAATCGCAAAATCCTCCCGCAACGACTCGATCAACGCATACCGATCTGCGGGTCTTCGCCCAGTATGCTGGCTGCCTTTTTTAAGATCTCACGCTGCCGGCGAAGGTACTCGTTTTCTTTTCTGAGTCGTTTGATTTCGTCGGCTAACTCCTCAACCGACGCTCCGGCTCCAGCCTCTCCGCCTGCGGCGTCGCGGCTTCCACCTCCGCTCTGGTTGAGGATCCGGTCCCGCCAGGTTCGCAGGCTGTTGACGTTTACATCCAGTTCCCGGGCAACCTGTGCTGCGGGTTTTCCGCTCGAAAGTAAGAGATCGACCGCATCGCGACGAAATTCTTCTGTGTAAGTTCTTCCTGTTTTAGACATGATTATTGATTATTAAGAATGTTTAATCGATGCCTGTCCACCGTTTTAGGGGAAGCTCAACACTACGAGGTTTGTGTATTGCGGACGATACGCAAGGTTATACCCCCAAACAGGTATAACTGGATATAAATCTCAATGTAAACCAGATAGGGTTTACTTTGATTTAGCTTCTGGATCGGCAAGCGGTTCGGGGCAAACCATGGAGGAAGGCAGAAATTCTTCCGGCTGTTTCTCCTGATAGGTCGGATAGGTCCAATAACGATGCACCATCTCAGCAACCCTGAATAAAGCTGCGTAACTCATTTTCATCATTTTCGCGCCCAGTTCATCATTATTGACGCCCCATTTTTCGCTAAAGTCGGACGAGTCAAACACGTTGGCAGCAATGCCAAATGCGGTTTGTGCATCCATAAGGGTTCCATTGTTGGCATCCAGAATAGCGGACCATTCCCCAATGGTGAATCGAACAGGCGTGTTGGCGAAGATATTGGCATATGATTCGATGATGCGGCTGATTTCTGTCTCCAACGACCACGGGTCGTTTTGATCGACTGTGTGCTTGAGGGTTTCCCTGGCACCGACGCTCAGGTTTATTTTTTCCACGTCGTCATCCTCCGGTGGGTTGGCGACCCGCATCATTAGATCCTGCACATATTGAGCTGGTGAACGCTCCCCGTTGACCCACTGTTTCCAGGTTCGATAAGGAAAATCGATCCCTATTGCCTTGTTGAATGCCTCTTTCGAGGAGTATTGAGCGATGAATTTAGTCCATTTTGTATCCATAATAGCTAATTCTGTCAGAAAAAAGCAACAAATCAAGCCTAAAGTGAAGTAAATGATTGACAAATGCTCAATGAGCAGTATACTTACATCGTGAGTAATCAAGATACAGCACAGGCTGGCGAGCGGACGCAAACCGAAGTCAAGGGAGAGGGCCAGGAGTCGGCCAGTAACGATTCTGTAGTAGTAATATCAGCCCAGGGTTCACTAGACTCGTCGGCTATTGCGGTTCCTTTTGAAGGATCGGCAGTAGCGACAGGCATGTGGGGGAATCTGGAAGTTCAATACGACGGGGATTACTCCTATGAGCTCGCTTATGACGATTTTTCGTTCACAAGCGACAAGGAGTTAACCGACGTGTTCGAATTTCAGTTGAGTGACGGGAGCACAAGCAGGGAGACGATTCGCATTGTCGATATCCAACCCGAACCCACCATTGGGTGGGACGCTTTTATTAATCCCCTGTTGGATTACCAGCAGCGTTGTTTGGCCCTGCGCTTGAAAGTTGCTGATGCGACGGGGTGTCAACCTTTTCAGGTTGGGCGCATCCAACCCTTCGCTCACTGCTACAACGCGAGACTGCCGCAAGGTAACCGTTTCGTGTCTAAGAAGGAAGTAGATGCCATGTAGCTTCTTCCTTCCCGTCGCCCCGGCGCTCTTTGAGTGCCGGGGCTTTTTGGGTGATGGCACTTGATGCAAAGCCCTGTGACCGAGAGGAGCAGGCAAATAGCTTCGTGGAATCCGTTGTGATTACACTAAAACCTAAAGCTCAACAAGAAGTGTGCGATGCACATGCTGAACTGGAGTTTTATTGGACGATCGATTCACCGCTTGACCTGGATGACAGGGATAAAGAGGTGATTCGAAAGTCCCTGGAAACTTTGGAGAAACACTCGGAAAACACCGATCCATATCGGCACTATTACGAGTGGTTGAGTGCGTGACCATTGAAAGCCCGACTGGCGTTGTCAGTCGGGCTTTTTTGTATCTTTAATAATTTGCCAGTTGAGCGTTGATGATCTCCAACTCTTTACGCATCGCTTCCTTTTCCGCTGGTGAGTATTGCATAGTAACAGTTCCCTCCACTACAGCCGCTCCACCAGGTTCCAGGATGTTGCCGTTGACCCGGGCCGTGCCGGCCATTCGCAAAACCACATTTGCTCCATCCACTCGAATAACTTATAATGAGAAAAATATATGCTACACGAAACAACTAACCATCCTTCGATTTTCCATCTTCCTCAAGGGGACCGAAAATTTCTTCGATCATATCCCGGTCGCCCAGCAGGAACTCCAAACTGCGGGCATCCCTGGCATTATCCAGGGCGAACTTAACCGCACGTCGGATGATTTCAGCCGTGGGTATCCCCGTGGCTTTGTTGATCCGCTCCAACTTCTCGGTGGTTTCGTCATCGTATCGGGTGGGTATCGGGTTGGCTTTTTTAGCACTCATTTCATCATCGTGCGATGATTATACGCAGTTCTAATTAACCTGAAAGAAAAGAATTGTGTATACGAGAGATAAAAACGTCATTTTTCTATTTGCATCTAACAGATAATTAATTATACATATTCTCATGGCAATGAAAACCAATCCAATACCCACACGCTACGATGAACCCGAAGCAGAGCTCATTGAAAAGATTCACACTGCAACTGGGATGCCAAAGGCCGAGATCATCCGGCGTGCGGTTAAGTTCAGTCTACCAAAATTTCAATCCGGGAAGGTGAATATACATTTATACGGACCGAACCGGAAAAGGAAGACGGCATAAGTCAACCTGCGGGATCAACTTATCTTCATTAGGGTATGAGCCAAGCAGATGAACTGATCAAACTCGCGCAAGATGCGCCTCCACCACGCAAGCAACGCCGCACCAGCAACAAGAAATACGCTGGTTTTGGCGAGGCGGCTGAACTTCTGATCAGCGAGAAGGGTTATGGATCGATTAAATCGTGCGTCGATTTCTTTATTGATTTAGGCAAATGGCCGGAAGCGAAGCGGGCCGCGTTGCAACTCTACCTGCAACGGTTTTTTGAGAATCAAAAACTCTCACGTATTGCCGTGGATGCCGAACCCCTGGTTCTTGACCAGGGTTACTCAATCGAGCAGTGTGCCAGTCATTTTATTCGCGAGGCGCGTTGGAGCACCAAGCGCAAGACGAAGTTGATGACATTTTTATCCTCCCACTTTCGGGAGTTACTCCCTGCCGAGCAATGGCGGGTGTTAAAAGGGAAAACACAAGCACCCAAAACTATCAAGATCGGTTAAATACTGATCAAACTAAAATAGAAAAGAAAAAGGGCCTGCGAACAAGAGAAATCCCCTCTCTCATCCACGGCCCTTATAGAATTCCAACAGCTATCCACCACAGATGAACATAGGAACTCCTTCGGGCAATAAACGCGTCATCGTTCAAAGACGCAAGCGAAAAATAGGGCAGGGATGCTCTCAAACTCGTTCAAACCGCGTCTCCAAATAGGAGACTGGCTGAATCGGGGCTAATCGTATCCAAGTCAAAGTTTAACAGCACCACCATCGGTGCAAACCGACCTTATTATGATTGAATTGAAGAACAACTTCCTTTACCAAATCGAGGGCGCAACGCGCATACTAAACACAGTTGCTATCTACAAGAACCCCGGAGCGTGGGTGGGACTCCACGAAGTAGACGGGGAACTGCAAGCCGCCTGGGACACATGGGTAACCCCCGTGGAATGCATCGCGGAATTCAAAGACGAAAACTTGCCGGATCGCAAATACAACGGTAACGGCGAACTGCAGGGCATGCTGATTGATCCGGATGAGCAGACGGAGTTTTTAATCAAGCATCATCATCAGGGCATGGCAAGGAGGGCAGCGTAATGAGTTGGATTAAAATGCGAGCTCAGTTGCGGAGGGATCCGAAGGTTGTTGCCATGGCAAAATACCTGATTTCCCAGGATGATTTCAAAATCTGGAACCTGGAACAAGCAGGATACACACCCAGTAACGGCGTAACGAAAACCGTTACGCCGTCGTTACACAGCGTAACAGGAGCGTTATGCGGTGCGTTACTCGACGTTTGGTCAACCCTCAACGAGATGCTCGATGACGAGGGAGTTTCCGACTTGATGGACCTCAGTTACATCGATCATATCGCCCAAATGCCATTGCTCGGCAAAGCCATGGAAAAGGTTGGCTGGGTTGTTGGCTTAGACGGCTCATCCCTTATGTTTCCTAACTTCACGGAGTTTAACGTGACTCAAAAGGCGCGTGGACCGGCGATGACAAATGCCGAAAGACAGAAGAAGTACAGGGAGAAAAAGAAAGCGTCACAGAGTAACGTAACGGGCGTTACGGAAAGTAACGCTAGAATAGATAAGAATAGAGTAGATAAGAAGAGTACCCCCCAAACCCCCCAGGGGGATTGCGTTGAGGAGATGAAAAAGTCTATCCACGAAAAAGCAGCCGCGATCATCAACTCGCCGATCAGCGAGAACAGCGAGAACAGAAATGAAGAGAAGCCGCCTGAAAAGAAGAAACGGCAAAAGCATCACCAACCTCCAGGGGCCCCTGATGCGGATGAGGTGGTCAGGCAAACGCAAAATCTCAAACCGGATGGTTCCTGGAAGCCTGCAGTTACCGCAGCGGAGATGTCGGCAATTGCTCAAAACATTGAATCGTTCGCGGAATACCCGTGGCAGTTGGTTCGGGAGTGGTTAGCTTCGGACCCTGACAAACCACCGCATCGGCGATACAACTTTTTTGAATCCGGAGGGCAGAGCGAACGGTCCCGGGCAGAGAAATGGCGAAGACAGGCCGACAAGCAACGAAAAAACAACAGGCCGAAACCAAGCAAGAACCAGGAGTGGAAACTGGAAATCATCAAAGGATAAATCATGGGAGACAATGTGTTAGAAAATCTTCCCTCCAACGTCAACGCGGAGGTAGCGGTTCTCGGGTGTTTGGTGAAAGATCCATCCCTGATCCCTGTAGCTGCGGCAGAGGTAAAACCTCAGGCTTTTTACAGTCCTGCTTACCGGCTGATTTTCCAAACATTGGTGGAGTTGGACAGGGCAGGGGAGTCGGACATTGACCCGATGGTTTTAGCCGCCCACTTGCGGAGCGATGGGCACTATGAAAAGGTCAACGGTAACAAGAGCATTCCTGAAATCATCCTGTCAGTTCCGAAGTCATCGGAAGCGGCGTTCCGAACAGATCTTGACACCGTTATCAGGAACTGGCAAAGCCGGTCTATCTGGGATCTATGCAATCGCTCCAAAGCTGAGTCACTAAAGTCTGATCCAGTCGAAGTGGCTAAAAGCATAGATACCAGTTTGACTCAGATTCTCGATGTAGGTAAACCATCCCAGTCGAAAAGTTGGCGTGAAGCCACGCTGGAGCTTGTTAAAACGATCGAGAAACGACATGAGGCAGGTGGACAATTGCCAGGATTATCAACCGGGATGTCTGACATTGATTCACTACTCAATGGGTTGCAGCCCGAGTATATCATTTTAGCAGCCAGACCATCGACCGGCAAAACGTCTTTAGCGGCCCAATGGGCGGAACACCTGGCTACTAACAAAATCCCGGTAGGCATCATATCCCTGGAAACGACGGCTGAAAGACTGGTTCAACGCGCCATCAGCCATACAGCAAAGATACCTGCTGATGTATTGGAGTATGGCAAGTTTAATGCGGGGGGTGAGGCCAGTTTTAACAAATTCATGGTAGCAGCAGGGAAAATGGCAGAGTGGCCGATCTGGGTCAACGACATGCCGGGACTGAAACTTTCGGAAATTGATGTTCAGGTTCGGCAGTGGGTGCAGGAGCATGACATTAAATGTTTGTTTGTTGACTACCTGCAGTTAGCTGAATCGGACTTCCCGTGCGAGAACGAAACTCGCGAAACAACGCTCAAATCAATATTTTTCAAAAACATAGTATCCCGCTATGGCATCCCGCTTATTTGCCTAGCTCAACTCAACCGGGGACCGGAGACGCAAAAGCGTAGACCCAGACCTAGTGATTTGCGGTCAAGCGGCAGCATTGAGCAAGATGCAGATGTAATTGCTTTCCTACATAAAGTTGAAAATGACGAAGATGATGACGAAGATGATGATGAATATGATCCAGATTCAAAGGAAGTGGATTTCATTGTTGCGAAGGGTCGAAATTGCGGGGTAGGAGAGACAAGATTAGTATTTAAACAAAATATTACTGCGTTTCAACAGAAGACGTTTTAGTATATAGAAAAAGAAAAAATAGAAAGATAACAAAAAAGATGAGTCAACCCGACAAAACAAAAGAAGAACAAGTAGAGGAACTAATCAGCAAATTCGAGGCGATGCACAGAGATACCAGCCGCATGGTCACCGACCTGTCACTAATCAGCGCACTGGTGGAGGAAGTTGATGATTTTCTGCACGAACTGTTTGTTGACGCTGTAGACCGGCAGGACAAGCCGATCATGGCGAAGATACTCGCCAAGCGAGCTCATATTTCCCACATCATAAAAACACTCTAACCTAAACCACAAACAAAAAAATCCACTAAACCATGACAACTGAAAACTATTACAAACTGACCCAACTCGGAACACCAAAGCGCGTGCGCCCCGAGATCGGTTGGCAAACCAAGGCTGAACTTACCGAGGATGAGAGGCGCGTTGCAGAGATGTCTCGCAACGGGGTGTCGGTCGTAACTCGCTTCCACGTATTGAGCGAGGTTCGCGGATCGGAAGAATTGCACTGGCGCACCACGGTCAGTGGGGGAATGAGTAACGGAGTTGAGCAGAAATGCGGCGGCAACCTGGAGCAAGCCCTAGCAATGCATGAGAACATGTGTCATCTGGTGTTCCCGGTCTGGGAGTGCATAGAGTTTCCGAGTTTCGATGAAATTCGGGAGAAATGGGAAAGAAAATTTAACAACGGGCAGCATGATTATTAACGAATTAAGCGACCAGTTATTAACTGGCGACATTGCTATTCTGCTCCTGGCTGATAGACCGGAGGGTTATACCTCGGGCGACCTTCGCACTACTAATAATACGGCCATCAACCGGTCAATATTCCTGCTGAATGAGAAGTTTTTGCGGTGTAGCAGGAAAGGCAACAAGGGTCGATACAACTATCATCTGACCCACAACGGCAGGTTGGCGCTAACAACCATACTGGGGCGTTGGCAACAGGACGACGAACGGGTATCCAACCTGATGTGTGCCTTTCCGCTGGCTACCCCGTTGAGCGTTCTTATTCCGTTGGCCGAATTGCCACAGGACAAACTGAATTCGGCGTTGCTGAAAAACCTCCTGATCCACATGGACATGGATGCTCACTCGGCAGCACGCATATTATCAGCCCTGGAAAAAGCAGGGGTGGCGCAAAAGGTTCATGACATAAACGTAGATCGCAAACCAAAAGCAAATCACACCGCGAAATATTACCAGGTCAAGCAATATGAAATTTTTCCGGAATATTGGGAACTTATACGCCAATGCGAACATTTAGTAGGTGTTTCAGTAGTAAAATAGAAAAATAGAGATTAGAAAAATGAGTAATAGCACAATTGAAAAACCGAAAAAAACTGGCGAGAAATGGTTTTATTCCAAAGAATCATTCCTGGCCGCTGTAAGCAGTTCCTTCGCGAAACTGGGTCATATCATCTGGCTGAGTGACCGGGAGGAATCGCGAATGTTCCAGTTCGCAAGCGTTGATGGCGATATCATCGTTATCTACACGACAAACCCGTATAACCGGAGCGGATGGAACGCGACGGTTTTGACTGATGCGGATATTATCAAACTGGAGGATTACCTGAACCCGAAAGACTGATGAGCGAGCAAGAAAAAAGCAGCAAAAAAATAACCTGCTGGACCTGTTGCGGTAGTGGGCTAGGGGCAGTGACTGCCTCGGGATCGGGCATTTTCTGCGACCGCTGTGACGGCACCGGGGAATGCCCCGCAGAAATGAGGCAATGGCAGGACGCGGGCAGGAAACTAAAACAAGCTCGCCTTGATAAGGGTTTAACGTTGCCTGACTGGGCGAAAGTAAATGGGTTTGATCCCGACATGGCTAGCAAGGCCGAGCGGGGGATTATCGATCCTCAAACCCTCCGCAAAAAGCGTGATGTTGACCTCGAACAATTAGAGCGAGACATTCATGGAATGTGCAGGGAGTTTGAAATCGCGCACGAACAAGATATCGAAACGATTTTATGGGGCTTTTCGCGGGTGCGGATCCGCTGCCGCGCAGAGCGACAACTAAAAGAGATTTGCGAGGCAGCGGTCAAGAATGCCGAACTTTAAACCAACCATGACCGAACAAACCGAAGATCTCTACACCCAGGCTGTTGATGACCTGGAATCGGCTGGCGACCTACTCAGTGATGCCGCCAACGCTGTATTCAACATCGATGGACTGGACAAACGTTGGCGAGCCATCCGGGCGTTAGCGACCACGGTAGAGGCAGAACTTGAACGGCTCACCGAAGCCAAACCCAATCAATAAAATGACAACTACACACCAACCACCAAAAATAAACGAATCACCAACCACCGTGCAGCACCAGGAGTGGAAGGGACGGGAATACGAAGTGGAAATTGAGTACGAAACTCAGGAAATCATCAGTGCTGACGAACACGGCGAGGTGTTCGATGAAATCATTTCGTACGTCCATGTGAAGAAGGTTCTCGCACCTGGTTTTCCAGCAGACGAAGTTCCGCTTCTGGCAGACGCAATCAACGAAACCTGGATCAACGCTAGGGTAGGGGAGTTGCCACGATGAACGAACATTTTAAGTCAATGGACCACGCCCTGGATGCGTTTGTTTTCGCCGCTCGGATCGACAAGATTCCGGGTTGCGAAACTGCGATTGAGATGGACATGGAGGGAAAACCGACATCATCCATCGAAGTGGACTACCAAGGTCGCAAATATCAGGTTTCGATCAACGCAATTGAACCGGTTGTCCCACCGGACACCGCCTTGCAAAAAATCCTGAATCAACGTTTGAATTAAAACCAATCAAAGTTTAATAGTAAGAGCTTAGAGAAATAAAAGATGAGTGAAACAAAAGTTAAAAAACAGGACGGGAATCCAACTGAGTTGACAGTCCCGCAAACCAACCCGTTAGCAATCATAGAAGCCGCGGTAGCGTCCGGAGCGGACCCTGCTGCACTTGAGAAGCTGATGGAACTCCAGGAGCGATACGAGGCGAACAATGCTCGTAAAGCCTACAATGCAGCCCTGGTGGCAGCACAGGCGGAAATGCCCACAGTATTCAAGGGCAGACAAGGGCAAAATAGCCAGTACGCCAGTTTTGACGACATCATGCGGGTAGTGCGCCCGATCCTGGATGCCCACAAGTTGGCGGTCAGCTTTTCGCAGACCGAAACCGCGGACACCATGACCATCACTTGCCGCATCATGCATAGTGAGGGACACTCGGAAGAGACTCCGTTCACGCTGCCCAAGGATGGTCCAATCCGGACCAAAGACGGGCGCAACGTCACCAACCTGGCGCAAGCGCAAGGGAGTGCAAACAGTTACGCCAAACGTTACTGTTTGACCAATGCTCTCAATATTGTTGTCGGCGACCAGGACGATGACGCCAAGGCATTGGACCAACCCCTGCAACTGGTATCTGCTGATCAGGCGAAGGAGCTCAAAACGCTCGCTACTCAAGCGGGAGTAGAGGAAGGTAAACTGCTATTGCACTATAAAGCAGAGTCGTTTGAATCGATCGCCTCAGTGCTGTATGCCGATGTCAAATCTGCATTAAACAAGCGTATCAAGTACAATGCAGCCCAGCAAGCGCAATGATCCACAACGTAGACCAAAACAGCGAAGCGTGGGAAAACCTGAGGCGAGGCAAACTGACCGCTTCGCAGGTAGGCGAATGGTTGGTAGCTGATCCAAAACTCACGCTGAAAGGCACTGAGATCAAAAGCATTCTGGATGAACTAGAAATCCCGCACAAAAAGTCATCCTTAGTCGGAGAACTGGCCAAATTACTGCCGGCCAACATCGTGGCTGACAACCAGGGATATCTTGCCAAGGATTTAGCGGCCCGACGAAAAACAATGTGCAGGATGATCGGGCAGGAGTTCTCAAGTCACGCGAACGAATGGATGGGTAACAATGCCACTGACTTCGGCAACGCGTTTGAAGATGAAGCTTGTTCCAAGTTTGAAATCGAGACAGGCTTTGCGACTGAGAAGATCGGGTTTGTAACCCTCGATGGGTTTAACTATTTCGGAGCAAGCCCCGATCGCATGGTTTATTCCGCCGACAAGAAAAGCGTCCTGGGTCCACTGGAGGTGAAATGCAAACCGGAGGCGCACGCAGAAACCGTGATCAACGGGATATTGCCGCCAGAACACCGATTGCAGGTGCATTTCCAAATGGTATTAACTGGGTGTGAGCAAGCGTGGTTCTACGCATACTCGCCCGACATGGAGAGTTTGATTGTGCCGGTCCAAGCGGACGGGCTCACGCGAAAGATGGAGCAAGCGATGGTCAAATTCGATGCTGAATACTCGGCGTTCAGAGAGGAACATTTACCTAAGCTTAAACCACAATTTCCGGAGGAGCAGGAGCAGGAATTGCCGCCCAGTATGTTCCTGCAGGAGCAGATAGAAATCATGGGGTGATGTCCTACTTCGGAGATAAAAAGTATTGGCGCGGAACTGCCCGGGGGATACTGGGATCCCTGCTAGGGATCGCGATAGGAGCGGCGTTAGCAATCTGGCTATGCTCTCCTCCGGTCTGGTCAAAACTAACCTGGGCGTGGACCGTTTTCCGCCATGGACCCGAGGGGATGTAATGTGATGAGGTGGGGGTTTACAGTTATTGAGAAAGATGAGTATAGCTACAAAACTAAAAGATAGAAACAGCGCCCGGGAGGCGTGGCAACGTTCGGGATTAACATACGCAGATTTGTCTACAGCGGCACTGCGTAAACTGGGGGATATTTTGCAGAGAAAACTGGAGGAATCGGAAATACTGATGAGTTCAGTGCGTGTATTCAGCGGCCAGGGCGAGCGAGTCGATGCAACGGGTGAAGTTCTATGGATGGAAATCCGCTGCCGATCTCACTATTTTGATAACCGGGAAGCAATCAGCTTTAACCGGGATGGATTCGTTGGATTTTGCGGCTGGGCCGATGAGACGAATTGCAAACCGTTTATCGCTGCGTTTGGCGAATGGGTGGAGGGGATGGCAAAATAGTTTATGGACACACTGGAACTCGTTAAAGGCGACAAAGGCACGATTATCCGCGAAATGAAAGATGGCAGCGGTCCTGTTGTCTTGTTTCATGGCGGCAGGTTGATCCCGAATGAGGTGCCAGACCGTCTGCGAACCCCGTGGGTGCTGGAGCATATCGGAACGTCAAGGCGGGCTTTTTTTAAGAACAAGCGAGAGGGCAGTGAGGCGCAAATCGAAGTAATCGCGGGTCGTGACCGGTGGGAGGTGGCAACTGTGCCAGTCGCTCAAGCCCTGGATATCATTGATGCGTCGGAAACGGAAATACTCTCTAGCCCTCATCGTTATGGATCGGAAACGTTGCACGACAAGATGGATAAAATCGTTGATTATGATGGGCATTTAATTCGGCTAGAACGCTTGTCCAAAGAAGCCAAACAAGTATCTCCAACGGGAGAGATGGTGCCAAATGAAAAGCTACAGTCAGAATTAAGTATCAAGATGATAGAGTGGAGGTACGGCAAACCGCGACAAGCCAAAGAGCAAAGTGACACAGGTAAACCCATGTCTTATGAAGAAATGATCGAGATGTTTCGCCGCACCCCAGGATCGGCAGATTCTATTCACCGACTATCAGATATTTTAAAGAATAAATCATGAAAGCACTCAACATCCAGGTCATTGCGATCGCGTGTGTGGCCGTCCTGATGGCGTTTGGTTTTGCATTAGCGGCAACTATCGACATCCACCGTCATCGCGTTCACAACCAGGCTTTGCGACGGATGGATGTGATTACCGACCAGATGGAGATTGCCTACCAGGATCTGCTACTAAGTGCTGCTCGAGGAAACAAAGCAGCGACCGACGAAGCGAGGCAGAAGTTTCATTTCCTGCACGCAGAATTTCAAAAAGAACGCCAACGAGTGGCGCATTTAATAGAGGATGAGTAACGGCACAAAAGTAGCGGCAGATTTTTTCTTAACTCCACATCAGCGCCGAGTCGCGGCAGCGGTTGAAAACACTCACCGCCGAACCGGACAGGAATGGTTGAAGGTTGAGGACATCCTGGAGGATTTCCAGGAAGGCGAAATGACTCACGGAGCACTGGCGCAAAACATGCTCCGACTGCAGATGAAGTTCCCCTGTGTTGTTGGCGAAACTCGCCGCTTACGCCAGGACGACGAAGGGAGTCCCAAGATGCGTTGGCAGATGTGGGAAAAGAAGTAGGATCAAAACCAGCCAGCGAAAACCCGCTCCATTCCGCAAAATAAAAACCGCCCCGGGTTGTTTCGTTCCCGGGGCGGTTTGGTTGTTTACAAAGATGGTTTAGAACACTGCCAATTAGGCAGTCTCATGCAAGACATCGATTTCCGCGGAGTAGTCACCAACAATCCCTTGCCCAACTGGAGGTGGTCCGATAACCAGACGAACGGTTTCTTCAGTTGCGTCGGTCAAAGCGAGCTTCCAGGTGTTGTTGCGGACGGTGATCCCGCCACTCATTGTACCGGCACCAAAAGCGCCGTTAGCCATGGTTTCGGTCGTGGTATAAGCATTGGCGTCAGCATGAGTGACCGCAGATGTCAGGGTTACGGTTCCGGTGGAGTTGGATCCGCTTACAAGCGCACTGGCATCGCCGGCAAGAGCGGTGACCAGAGCATCACCAGCGTCGGTTGCGGAAACGTCTACTCCGGGAGTGGTCGTGCCGAGCGTTGCTGCGTCAAACACGTTGGTTCCTGCCGTGAACGTTTCGGTCGTTGCGATTGCATCACCCTGAGTGCCAGTGTACTTGGCAGTAATCACGCTATCATCACCGGAGAAGGCCGCAGCAGTCACTTGTGCGTTTGCGGCGTTATTTGCGTCAGTGCCGTTAACAGCCGCAACAAAGTTGGTTTTTGCCTCGGCCAGGTCCGCGCCCAGATTGATTTCACCCGCTTCATCAGCGGTGCCGTCTGTGCGCCAGGTGTAGTTTGTAGCACCAATGGTCACAGTGTCGCCAGCGGTTGGCTGGGTGTCCATTGTCAGGGTTCCAGCGGACTTGGTGCCATCAGCCGAAATGTCAACCGAGACATCTCCGGAGAGCGTGGTTTTACCGGTTCGGAACTCATAAGTCCGACCGTTGATGACAACGGTTTCGCCATCGATGACCACACCGGATATGGTGAGCGTTCCGGTTGCTGCCGTAGCAGCCACAGATGAAAGCACCAGGTCTTTGGTTGCCGTAATGGTATCGGCTACAGCCGATCCATTGGCAGCGGCGATAGTGGCGTTAGTTGAATCAGCCAGAGTTCCGTCGTTACAGACCCGGACACGTAGCAAATTACCCGCGATAGCGAGTTTATTGCCTTCCAAGTCAGTTGACTTGATGCTGATTTCCGAGGCAGTGCCGGTGTCGCCCTGGACATCAACGGTGAAGCTGAATTTGCCGAGGGGCATCGTTTTGCCAGCGATGGCATACTTTGTTCCGTCGTCGTATTCGGCGAGGATATTGTTGTTAACAGTGGACCGGAGATACGTGGTTCCCGATTGGCTGCTAGCGGTTTCATTATTGGATAGTTCAGTTTTCATATATATGTATGCTTACTTTTTTCTATTATTTACCCGCCAATTTAGATTTATGTGGGGGGATTGGGCGGAATTTAACCAATGTTAACCTTTTAGCAATCAGAAGTTAACAAGCGGGTAAAAATCAACTGATTTGACAGTCCTTTCGGGCGATTTCGCGAGCGTATATGGAAGCATTTGCGAATTGTTTTGACAATCCTGAATATTTAAGTAATCTTAAATTATAATTGAAAAAACGGGAAGGCGCCGTTCTGCTTATGGAAAATACTTACCGAATATTTAAATTTCTAATCGTCCTTGCTGCAGCGGTATTCTTTGGGGTGGTCATTGTGGGATTCGAAATGAAGGGTTACGAAAAACTTTTCCCCGGGGATGATTGGGCAAAACTAATCCCGCTCGCAATCGCAATTGCACTGGGGGTGTTCGCGCATCGTTGCAAGAAGATTGGCTTCAGAAAAACCAGCTTTACCTGGGTGATGGTAGTCGCTCTAATCTTGTATTCCGGTTTCCAGTTTAGCATTGCATGGCGCGAAGCCCAGAAAGTTGACGGCGGCAAGTTGGTTGAATCCAAAATGGCTGATTCCAAAGCATCGGCATCAATCGCTGACGTAGAGCGTGCAAAAGCCGAGGTTAGCGCAATGACCGCAAAGAGCGATCAGTTAGTCGTTGAGTACACCCGCCTGAAGACTCGTTATGATAACGAGCAAGCGGGAGTTGCACCGATCCGCAGTTTAGAAAAGCAGATCGAGTTAGCGGAACAGAAATTCCAGGAAGAGATATCCGGAGTAAACGGCAAGCCTGGTGAAGGTCCGCGCAGTAATTCTATCAAGGCCGTAATTGCAACACTGAACACCAAGTTAGCGGCAGCAAAGCGGGAGCGGGCCGAATTGCTGGCAAACGGCGGTATTTCATTGGCGGAAGTCAATTCCAGCAAAGCCCTTGTGGAGCGACAAGACCAACGACTGACGGAGGCAACAACCCACCTTGCATCACTGCAATCGCTAGCTAGTGCCGATAACCGTGAGGCGCATGTTGCTGCAGGCAACCAAAACGAGCTCAATGCAATCTTCCTCGCCTTGGCAGGAGGTCACAAGTTGCGCGGAGCTGGTTACGTTATGCTGTTCGGTTTCGCCATGGGAACGCTGTTACACTCATCCCTGGCCCTGCTATGCTCGTTTATTGAGTTTCCCAGGTTGGAGTTTGCCAAAAAGCAACAAGTGGAAAACTGGGATCAACGTGGCGACGGGTTCAATCCGGAAGGCCCCGGCGAAGAAACCAAGGATGCTACGACAGGGAATGTCATACCACTGTTTGGCGGCACCGCTATCCCCGATAAGGATGAACGTAGCGTTATGATTGCCGACACATGCGAAGTAGGGAATTACAAGCAACGCATGATCCCCATGGCATGGAGTTCGCTGGAAGCCCTGGAGCGGCGCCAGAAAGTTCAACTCCTGATGGAAGAGGAAAACATTAGCCGAACACCCGATTTGGCAGAGATTTTTGAAGTGAGCCTATCGACGATCAAGAATGACAAAAGAGTCATCGCGAAGTGGAAGGCTCAGGAACAAAGAAAAGCAAAGATAATGAAACTATACCAGCCGCAATCCAGCAAGATCGTAGACAACGTAAAGGAAGCTGCTTAGTAACCATGGCCAAAGCCCGTCCCCCTCCCAGAACAAACCGCCACTGACAGGCGGGGTGAATCAATCCCGCTTCAGTCAAGACCCCATCCGGGCACACTTTGTTTTGAGTTGTTGTTTGTTCGAATGTGTGTAGAAAGGAGGTAGAGAGTAATTTAGGAGTGCATGGGTGAGGTCTTGACTGAGTTTGTTAGTAAAAAAATAGAAGGTATAAAGAAAGAGATGAGTATTAGTAACCCCCGACCACCAAAAGAATTTTACGCTAAAACCCGAGCCGGGATCAACTGGGAGCGGGAGTCCAACCAAGACATTATCAGACGAACCGGCGTTGTTATTTCAACCGTCACGCGTTGGCGTAACGAGGACGCACCGGAAACTGTCAGCTCGGGTCTGGATTGGACGAAACTTGACTGGTCAAAAGGCGACGATGTATTGGCCGAAGAGAACAATCGAGCCGTTAACTATGTTCGGGAACAACGCCGGATATTTGGAAACCAGATTGATTTTTCGTCTTTAAATTGGGACAGAGGGGATGATTACATTATGGAGGTGACGGGTTGGCGAACGTCAGAATACGCTCAGAAGATGCGTAAACTGTTCGCGCCCCACACGATCCGCAAAGACAACGCGAGGCGACTCGGGACGATTGTTGATGTTTCGATCCACCTGGATATCACCCTGGTTGACGCCAATGCGATGCGCTCGGTCAACACGGTCAAAAGTCTCATTTACTGCGATTTCATTGCCAGCAATTACGATCGTCTGGCATCGATGACTGACCTGACAATTTTCCTGGATGTCTCAACTGCTGCGACAACGGGCATCACGGACACCTTGTTGGAAAATGGCTATATCATTAAGGTTTCAGCGGGGGTTATTGGCACCAAGGATCGGTTCGGCAACACCCTAGATCGTCGCAAAATCTACGCGGACTTGACTGAGAAAGGGCGAGATTTGGTGGCATCATGGGGGGCAGAAGTTAAAGTGAATTCGTAACGCTAAAGGTGAGCCATGCGATCCGAACGAGAGACGATGAAAAACGCGTGCTAAATTAATAGATTAGCTATAAAAATAATAAGTATTACTTGACAATCATCCCCTCTCCCATTATCAACCATTCTAGTTTTTTCACTGGACATGGTTAATTATGATTGATTACGAGAGGGATACTGATCAAATCACCAAGGATGAAGCCCTGATTATTCTAAACAGAAGCTATTCATCGCTAAGGAGATACGTTAAAAAAGGACTGATACCGGAGGGCACGTCGCCCGCTCCCGGGATACGCTATTACTCGCGCAAAGCGTGCGTTGAGTTCACTAAAGGCCGCGTCCAGAACTCGGATAAAAAGATCTTCGCGGAACAGAACCGGATGAAAGAGGAAATCTTTTATCTGGAACGAGTTATCAAGCAGGAAAAGCCACACAAACGACATCCGAAAGCGGATGAAGTGAAGTCGCTTTTGAGCAAACAACTGCAAATTATGCGTTCCTACGTGGACGTACTGCAACAGAGAAAATCCTACATTCAATATTAGCATGAGAGACGATCTATCCGACGTAATCACCCAATTCAAGCATAGCAACGACCTGAAGGCCGATGAAGATAACACCGATGACCTGGATTTAAACTCGGTTGAGGGACGATACTATATCCCGTTTGACTCCAAAGTTTGGCTTTGTGTTTGGGCCAGCGAACTCCATATGGGTTGGGATCATTTGGCAGTCATGGCCATGGAAAAGGTTCGTAAGCATGGCACTACGACGATTGAGGAGCGGGAACCGACACCCCTGGAGATTCGGGATATTATTCGCCGGTTTTTCGATGAGGAAGAAGACGGGCAGATCGTTGAATTTCATCACCGCGAACCAATGCCGGGGAAACCTTTCAAACATCTTTTCAAACTCCAGAATTACACGTTACCCAGCCCGTCCATGGAAGGCGACCTGGCCGAATGGTTTGAGGGATACGAAGGCCAGGATACCAGCTTCGCCGCCCTGAAACTCAACTGATTTGACAGTCCTTTAAATGACCCAGAAAGCAATCCTTGATCCGGCAGCGGTAGAACGCGTAATGGTGTCGGATCCGCGTGATGGCTTCGCTAACTGGTTTTCGGCGTATGCCCGGATTAAAGACAAGCGGGGTAAGATTGTCCAGCCGATCCTCAACCCGATGCAGCAGGAAATCTGCGATGCGATCGGTTGGTGTTTGACTAACAATCGGCCAATACGACTGGTTATCTTGAAACCCCGGCAGGTCGGGTTATCCACCATTATTGTTGCCGCTCTGTACTGGTTTATGCTGACTCGCTCAATTGAGGGTTGCGTGATTGGCGGGCAGGATGACCAGGTAAAGTCACTCTGGGAATATTTTAAACGGTACGCATCCACCGACCTAATGAACTGGGGAATCAGCAAGGATGTTCAGGCCGAGAAAGCGGTATTCTCTAACGGTTCCAGGTGCTTGCATGAAACGGCTGGCGATCCGGAAGCGGGACGAGGCAACGCCTTCCATTTCGTGCTTTGCACGGAAGCTGCACGCTGGAGAGAGGGTGGGGTATGCGATGCTGACCAGGTGCTGGCCGGGATTCTGTCATGCGTCCCGATGCTGCCCGAAACTTGCGTTGTGCTCGAGTCAACGGCTCGAGGCCCGACTGGTCCGTTTTACGAATACTACCAATCAGCCGTCAGTTTGGAGGAAGCCAAGGCGGGCGAGTGGGCAGACAGTGGGTTTATCAAGATCTTTTCTCCCTGGTATGTCCACGACCAGCACAGGGAGTTGCACCCGATCCCCGAGCAGGAACGTCACATTGAAACAACCTATACCGCGGATGAGCGCGACATGGTGCAGCGGTTCAACCTCGAATCCAGCCAGATCCGTTGGTATCGCAGTGCGTTTCATCAAATCGCAAAGAAGGAACCCGCCACCATGAAGCGGGAGTTTCCTGCAACCGAGGAAGAGGCGTTCCACAGCACATCCAACCAGCGGTTTAACTCGGTTGGTCTGGCTCACTTTCGCCAGCAATCCGTTTTGGCGCATCCTGAATTTGGACTCCTGGAAGGGCAAAACAACCGCTATGCATTCATTCCTACCGAGGAGTCATATGCCAAGTTTGTTCTCTATGAGCAACCAGTGGCGCCGCTCCGATATCTGATCGCAGTTGATACGATGACTGCCCGCTACACCAACCCGGATGACATGGATTGTCATTCAGCCCTGGTGATCCGCTCGGGTTACATGGATGAATTTACCCATGCGTGGAAACCGCCCAAGGTGGTGTGCCGACTCGCTTACAAGTGCAGGCTGGACATCGATTTGTTGACCGAAGATATCTGGCGCATGAGCCAGTTTTACGGCAACTGCAAGATCATTCCGGAAGCCAACCAGGAGCGGGGACTGATCGCGGGACTGCTCAAAAAAGGGGCAGACGTTTACGAGCAGATGACCACCGATCGCAAAGGCAACGCAAGAAAAGAGAAGTCCACCGGAATGTATGGCATCCAGACCACCGGGGGGCAGGCTGGCACCGGAAGCCGCAACCGCATGATCGAAATGCTGGCGACTGCGATCCGCGAATACAACACCCCGATGGATGGACTCGAAATCCTGGACCGGCCACTGGTGCAGGAATTGGAAGATTTTATAGTGCATCCATCCGGCAAAGCCGAAGCCGCTCCCGGGAAACACGATGACGACGTAATGGCGTTAGCCATCGGGATCACTTTTATCGGTCTTGCAACACCGTATGTAGCCCAGGTAATCAAGAAAGAACTGCCCCGCGACTTGCAGTTACTGGAGCAGGATCTGAACCAGCAGGACAAGCGAGGCGGACAATGGAATTAATCTTACCCCATCCCCCTATCATGAAAAAACACTTCGTCACGATCATTACTTTTTTGACCCTGATTTTACTCATTTACACTTATGAAAACTGGAGTCGCATCTGGACTGACCCTGATCCAGTCGAAACGCCCGCAGATGCAAGCGAGGAAGATCGACAACTCAGGATCGTCACCGCTGCAGGGTTTACCCCGGAGCTCCCGCCAATCGAAAAGCCGGTTCCCGAAGCCATAACAATACCACCGATCATTGTGCCGGTTGATAGCAGGGATTGGGAGATGCACAAACTCTTGCCAGCAGAGGAAGAGATTGAGGAATTCAAACCAGCCATCGAGAAACCGATCGCCAGGAAACCAAAGCCCAAGGCGAGTCCAAGACCGACAACCCGGGCGACACCCAGGCCTGAACCAGCGGTTGAGCCAAAATCACGGAAGGGGTTGCTTAAATGGTTGAAAGAAAATCGGTCCAGCGAGTATCGACCACCTTCTTATTCGCCGCGCAACGCGCTGTGAAGGCGACTTTAGATCCGCACGAAGAGGCAGTCAGTCTCGCCGTTTGGCACACGGTCGATCTGCAACCTGTATTGTGGGACAGTCGCGTCTTTTGCAACTGGATCAAATGACGGGTGTTCAGCCAGGTATTCAACCATATGCCCTCCTTCAGTCAATTTCCTGTTATGGATGCTCAAATGAGCAATAACGGCAGGGAAAAAGTCAGCCTCATCCATGAATGGTATTCTGAACCAACCTAGTCGCTTCATATTCCTGCCGGTCGCCTCCCGAAATGAATCCAGGTTGGCCCGCAAGATTCCAATCGCTTCGGATTCGGAAATCTGCTGTTCTTCCAGGTAGGTGGATAGGAGGTCAAGGTTCATTAACTTGACAGTCTCTCAATATCTCTGACATTCAAGAAAGATGAGTGAAACGAGATTAAAGTCCTGCGAGAATTGTGAATTCAGCTTTAACTGGGATGCAGGTGGCTACCTTGCTTTCGAGTGCCGCCGATTCCCGCCAAGCATTTCTGTTTCTCCAATAGGGGAGAGTGGAGGCATTGTCGAAGGGCATCGAGATGACGATTTTCCCGAAGTACAAAAAGGTTGGTGGTGTGGAGAGTTTAAAAGCAAAAGTAACACCGAGGATGACCGAAGATCAAACCAGGCGCGATGACGAGTTGATCCTGACGGCTGCGTTCACCAGGAGCGAGAAAACCGGCTTCCATGTTATTTCATTATCATCAGGGAAGCGCTTTATTCATGTTTTAGAAAAACCAACCGTGCGAGAGATGGATTCTGTCAATCGATTAAGGTTTGTGGAGATCGAGAAGCAACTATGGAAAGTGCAAATCAAAACTGACCGGGCAACGGAAGGAGGTGTGGCGACTTACCTGGCGTTCACCCCGGAAGTTGACGATCATTTAGAATGGACAAACCCCACC